GGGGGGGCGTTTATTGTCACCGATGTAGGAGCTACGTCAATTCAATTGCATTCAGTAAACGGTCCAGTAAATTTAGCCACATCTGATTTTTTAAACAACGAAACACAAAATACTCAACTCATAACAATTGTTGCAGTTACAGATCCAACTGAAGGTGTCCATCATTATCAGGATTCTGAAACATTGTTGATTGTTGATTATGATGTGAACGATCCCAATGTAGTCCCTATCACGAATTTTCAACATGAACAAGATGTAAATGAAAAAAAACGTGTTGTCCGGGTACTGGATGCAAAATATCTAGATCAGTTTGTTAGAGATTTTGAAAATATCATTAATAGATAATCATGGCTGATCAAACAACTCCACCAATTGTAAATCTTGATAGCGTGAATGAAGCTGGTGATGTCATCACCGAGGAAATCTTCATCACCGCTGCCAATGGAAACAATTATGACATCAGAAATTTCTGTCTTGGTGTAACATTATTTGAAGATGTGTTTTCCAATGTTATGATGGGGAATGCAGTCATTGCAGATGCTGCTAATTTAATTGGAAAAATCCCGTTGCAGGGAGCTGAATACATCACATTCACATATAAAACCCCGTCTTTCAAAGAGAAAATTTCCAAGACATTTTACATCAATAAAATTGGAGATAGATTTTTCTCATCCAATGATCGACAAGCAGGATATGTGTTGTCATTCATTTCCATTGAAGGATATTTAGATAACACGTTGACCATCTCAAAAAAATATTCCGATACAACGGATAATATTGTCAGTAAAATATTCAATGAATATCTGACAACAACTAGACACATTAAAAAATCAGGCACACCTGCCACCAATTTCAAGAAAGGATTGGGATCAAGTGCAACAATTGTAGTTCCTTATTGGAATCCATTCAAGGTGATCAATTGGGCAACATCACGTAGTTTTGGTAGTGCTGCTGAAGCACCCAATTTTGTGTTTTACGAATCCAACAAAGGATTTTATTTCACTAGCATTGAAGAACTGGCGTTTAAACAACGTGAATCAAAAAAATTATTTGCCGAATACGTGTATTTTCCTGGTGCGAACATGATACAGGGAAATCCTAAATCCAATTTCACATATACGAAACCAGAATTATTACAACAATATAGTATTGTAAGTAGTATGAAGCCATATGATATGTTAGATACATTGAAAGCACAAGATTATGGATATCATACAAGTAAATTGATTTCTTTTGATGTGACATTGAAACGACCTACAGAACATGTGTTTGATTATTACAATCAGTTCAAGACATTTAAACATTTTGAAGAAGAAAATCATCCAACATTTTCACAGTCAACATTTCGAAATCCAGATGCCAACCGAGTGGTCTTGACAAAATATCATAAAATTCATAATGATGCAAAAGACCCGTTGTTTCAAAAATGGGCTTTGCAAAGAAATAGTCTCATGTATGACTTGAACAATTTAAAAATTGAAATTGAAGTGCCAGGAAGAACGGACATTGAAGTGGGACGGTTGGTGAATTTCTTGTATCCTAAAAATATAGATAAGAATGCAACTAATTTGGCGGAAGATACATTGGATCCATACATGTCAGGTATTTACATGATCACGGCAATCCGCCATGAATTTGTGTTGAATAAACATACCATGTACATGGAGTTAGTTAAAGATTCATTTAAACGAGAATTAAAATAATATGACAATGAATAATTTTTTCAACACAACAGGATTTTATTGGTGGATGGGTGTTGTGGAGGATCGAATGGATCCTTTGTATCTTGGCAGGTGTCGTGTTCGTATTTTAGGATTTCACAACAAAGACAAAACCATTTTACCTACAGTGGATCTTCCTTGGTCCACGCCCATTCAACCCATCACTTCAGCAGCTGTTAGTGGTGTAGGGACTGCACCTGTTGGTCCTGTTGAGGGCACGTGGATTGTAGGATTTTTTGCTGATGGTGATGATTGTCAGCAACCCATCATGATGGGAACATTTGCAGGCATTCCTCAAAGTGAGTATGAACAAAAAATTCCTAGCAATGAAGGATTCCGTGATCCAAGTAAAAAATATCCGCTTGAGCTGTTGTTAGATGAACCTGATACAAATCGACTGGCTCGGAATCAAGGCATCACAGACACCATAGTTCAAAAGAAAAAAGATGCGCTGGATGAGGGCATTGATATCGCATTTTCTGGCACATGGGATCAACCGAAAATTCCATATGGTGCAAAATATCCGTACAATCATGTCACGTTCACTGAAAGTGGTCACGTTATTGAATTGGATGATAGTCCTTCAGCAGAACGTGTTCATGTGTATCATAAGGCAGGAAGTTTTGTAGAAATAGATCGTGGGGGAAGCATGGTTCGGAGAATTGTGGGCAATGATTATCAAATCATTGATTGCAACGAATACATTCATATCCGTGGAAAAGCCAATGTTACTGTGGATGGTAGTTGTAACATTTATGTGAAAAATGATTGCAATTTACAAGTGGATGGCAATTTGAAAGCTCATGCTCACGGTAACATTGAGATGAAAGCAGGCAAGAAAATGATGTTAACGGCAAAGGAAAACATTGAAATTAAAACTGATGCCAATTTCAATGTGGATGCGTCCAATATCATTAACATGAAATCGTTGAAAGGTATGAATTTAACAGGAACATTGAAAACTACAATTGCCAGTCCCATCACTGAAGTTGCCATGTTGAAAATGAACGCCATGGGTATCACACCCATACCCCCGGTGCCACCGGTGTTTGTGTCTCCTAGTACCATCAGCAGCAAATCTCCAACAGAGCCTACTATTTCTGATCCAGCATTTGCGTTGACTGCTGAAGATAGAGAGAAAATCAAAAAAGAAATTGTCATTGCCGAACAATCTTCCGATGTCACTTCTCGTGAATTTGTGGCGCTAAAACAGAAGGAACTTGACACCAATGAACGTGTCTCCGTTGATGCACCTGAGCCGCTGCCTCCGATAGTAGCATGTGAGGCAGCAAAGAAAGTTGTGGAATATGCCAAGTTAGATGTTCTAGTCACTGAGACGGAAGACAAGAATTATGGAGGTAAACAGGGAGGTGAAATCACCCCTGTGGGACAAGCTGGAAGAATTGATGAAATGTTACGTATTGCAGGTAATGATAATGCAGCACGGCGCAAGAGTTCTAGAACAGGAACAGGAGATCCTTGGTGTGCTGCAGCGGTATCATCATGGTGGAAGGCGGCAGGATTGCCTATCCCTCCATCAGGCGCCGCGGCAGCAAGAGTATGGGCTACTTGGGGCAAGTCCAAGAATCTATATTCCACAGTTCCAAAAATTGGTGCGGTGGCATTATATGGCATTGAAGGCGCAGAAAATCACGTTGGTATTGTAGCAGCAATTGATGCAAAAGGCAAGGTGACTACCATCGAAGGAAACACAAGCGGTAAAGGATTCAATCGTGATGGTGGTGGCTGTTTCGTGAAAACACCCAATCCCAATACTACATTCTATCCAAGAGCCTACGTACATGTTCCAGAAAATTGTGTGCCTCCAGAACCTGCCACAATAGATTCAGCATGCATGTCCGCTGAAATGAAGGCATATGTTGAAAAACTGAAAGGTACAATGCCTGAAAAAGTTCGTGCACAAATTCCTGATGTGGTGTGTAAATTTGCCATCAACACCCCGCTTCGATTGGCACACTTTTTGGCACAATGTGCGCATGAAAGTGTAAATTTCACAGCGGTGCGTGAATATGCCAGTGGAAAAGCCTATGAAGGAAGAAAGGATTTAGGAAACACTCAGCCAGGAGATGGCCCACGATACAAAGGACGGGGCTACATACAATTGACTGGTCGCGTGAATTATCGAGCATTCAGTAAGTTTGTGCCAGAAAACTGTGAAGAATATCCTGAATTGGTGGCGGACAAATATCCAATGTTGTCTGCTGCTTGGTTCTGGACTCGGCCAAGATTGAAATCAGGTGCTTCATGCTTAACCTCGTCAGACAAGGGCGACAATCCAGAGACAGTTCTTTTGGTGTCAGTATTGGTGAATGGCAGAAACAAAGCCACGAAGTTGCCGAATGGATTGCCTGATAGACAAAGTAAATTCAATACATTTAATTCGCTTGTATAACCATATAAATATTACATATGTCAATTATTCGCCCATATCGTTTATATAAAGATATTGATCTAGCGTTCACCCCACATCCTCAAACAGGGGATGTGGCGAAAAAGTTGGATGTGAATGCTGTTAAGCAATCATTGAAAAACTTAATGTTCACTCAGTATAATGAACGTTTGTTTCAACCCAAGATTGGATCCCCGTTGTATGGGTTGTTGTTTGAGCCCATGGATCCCATCACTGTTGAAGGCATGAGACAAACAATTGAATTGTTGATTCAGAATTATGAACCACGCATCATTCTAGAACAAATTGATATTGTTCCTAATTATGATGAGAACACCTATGAACTTAGTATATTTTTCACAGTTGTGGGTATCCCTCTCCCGATTTCATTCAGCACAATTTTACAGAGATTACGATAATGGCAGACATCAGAGTTACAGATTTGGACTTTGCAGATATTAAACAAAATTTAAAGAATTATCTGAAAAGTCAAGATGAATTTTCTGATTATGACTTTGATGGAGCGGGATTAAATGTGCTGCTGGATGTGTTGGCATACAACACACATTACAATGCGTTATTGGCACATTTACAAGCCAATGAAATGTTCATTGATACTGCAATCAAACGGTCATCAGTTGTTTCTATAGCTAAAACACTAGGGTATATTCCTCGGTCGTCAACAGCATCACGCGCGCGCGTGAATTTAGTTGTGACTCCCACAGTTGACACCGCGGCAACATCATTAACATTGATGCCAAGTGTGAAATTCACATCATCAGTGAACAATGTGAATTACACGTTCAATGTTGCCAATGAATACACCGCAGTAAAGACTAATGGTGTGTTCACATTCAACAATGTTGATCTTCTTGAAGGAAACCGAGTCACCAACTCATTTCTAGTTGCTGCTGATACTGTGTCTGGACCTTTTGTGGTACCAAATGCATTTTTAGATGAAACAACATTTTCTGTGGGTGTTCGTTCATCAACATCAGCTATTGACAATGTTACCTACTCTCGGGCAACAAGCATCATTGACATTGCAAACACGAGCACAGCGTTCTGGTTGGAAGAAAATCCAGATGGATTGTTCCAAATTGTATTTGGTGATGATATCATTGGAAAGAAATTAGCATCAGGCAATGTGGTCACCGTGCAATATCTTGCATGCAATGGACCCAATGCCAACGGCGCCAATTCATTCACACTTGCGGGCACCATTAACGGCGAGCCGTCTGTTGACATCACTGTGGTCAACAAAAGTGCTTCAGGTAGTTTTAAAGAATCCATTGATGAAATTCGGTTTAATGCTCCCAAGTATAATGCCACAAGAAATCGAGCAGTCACATCACAAGATTACAGATCATTGATCTTGTCGGAATTTTCTCGTGCAAAAAGTGTAGCTGTGTGGGGCGGCGAAGAAAATGACCCACCCATTTATGGCAAAGTATTCATCACACTAGATCCGAAAGACGGTGAAGTTATCACGGATGCCGACAAAGATTTCATCAGTGAATCCATTCTTCGTCCACGCAGTGTGATGAGCATTCAACATGAGTTTGTTGATGCCGATTATTTGTATGCGGGATTTGAAGTAGACATCAAATACAACCCACGAAACACTGCACTGACTGCCAATGAAATATCATCTGAAGTGCGACAAGGAGTTGAGGATTATTTCACCGCCAATTTGAAAACATTGGACAAGACATTCTTGTATTCACAATTTGTGGATTACATTAAATTGTTATTACCCAACATCATTGTGGGTGTTCTTGCCAAGATGAAGTTGCAACGGCGTGTGGAATTTGTAACTAGCACATCCAACAGCAAAACGGTGAGATTTCTAACAAGTATTGTGCCAGAAACTTTACGAAGCACCAACTTTTCTGTATCAGTGAATGACACCACATACACCGCCTTTATTAAAGATTTTTCCAACACCGACACCATTGATTTTACTGGTACTGGCACATTGAAATTGATGGATGTTGACACAAACAATGTGTTGAACGGAGCATTAGGCACCATCAATTACACAACCGGTGTTGTGGTGATTAACAATCTCACAATATTATCGTATTTTGGAAATGCAACGGAACTTCGATTAACTGTGATACCTCAAGAATTGGGAAAAAACATTGCCCCCTCGGTGATTCCAATAACAGAAACATCCTTGTTTGCCACAACTCCGTCGCCATCGCGTAATAGTATTATTGATTTGGATGATAGTGAAGCTGACACCACCTCTAATTTATCTCCAGGATTGATTGTTACAGTTTCACCATATATTTCCAATAACTAATGTCAACATCTTTCAAGAATAAACTGTTCTACTTTATTTCTGGACAGTTACCGGAATATATTGTTGCCGAGTACCCGCAGTTTGTTCAGTTTTTAACTAGCTATTATAAATTTCTAGAAACATCAGATGAAGTTCATGATGTGTTATTGAACAATGCATCATGGAAAGACATTGACAACACATTGGATCTGTTTCTGCCTGAATTCAAGAAACAATATGCAAGTGATATACCTGATACAGCATTATTGAATATTCGCCGGTTGATCAAGTACATCAGTGAATATTATGAAGCCAAGGGATCGGAAAATGCGGCAGAATTGTTTTTCCGATTCATGTACAATGAAAAATCATCGGTAGTATATCCTGGTGATTACACCTTACGGGCATCTGATGGTAAATGGTCCAGAAAAAAGATCATTAAAATTGATACCGTGGCGTTCCCCTCGGAAAATATTTTTGAACTTACAGGAAAACAAATTTCTTTCAAGTACATGGAATTCATTCCAGGAGAAGGTAGTGTCCTGCGGAATATTCAAACATCATGCTTCAATGTGGTGGGACAAATTGAACCGAACATTTATCAGCTTGAAGTTGATATCAATCCCGGGTATGTGTTTCCAGATATCATCACACCAGTCACCAATGTAGACATCAATAATGATGGTGTGCTTGAAACCATTGAAAGTCTTGGCACATATGATACACATGTGTATTTGGTATTCAATAACAACATTTACGGATCCATTTCCAAGCAAATTGTGGATGTGGTGTCCATTGATGTTGGTGGTTCCAACTTCCGAGTTGATGATTCCTATTTGATAGGAGAATCAGGCATTGAACAAGCATATTTTGCTGAAGTGTATGTGTCAGATGCCACTCCATATGTGTTTGAAACATTCAATAATAATGCAGTTATCAGAATCCAGGAGGTTACGCCGCGAGTTCAATTACCTTCACCATATGCATCAGATGTGGAACTGTATTTTGCTGCCGATTATGTGGGTGAAGGATTCCAACGCCGCGGTGCGAATGTTACTGAAATTCAAATTGTCAACACCGGACAAAAATTTGCAGCAAGAAAAGAAGATAATTTAAGTGATGTTGGATATTTTGCCGGTGACTACGCTGTTAATCCTGACAATTATGCAACAGATGTTCAATTGTTGGAACCCACCGACACGTTCACACTGGATCTATCTCCGCGGTATCCGAGAAATCTCACGGGAACAACAGCAACAATTACATTTAGAACTGGGTTAATTCGCCATGCAGAAGGAATATACAAAGATTCTTCTGGGTTCTTGTCTGATGTCAATCGTCTACAAGACAACTACTACTACCAGCCATATTCTTATGTAATTCGGTCGCAGCAACCATTCAGTACATGGAAAAATGTATACACACAGAGCAATCATCCAGCAGGATTTAAAGTATTCTCTGAACTGCAATTCATAGACACCATTCCATCCACGATCACTGTTGCTGACAATTTCAAACTGTTTGAATTCATCCTCGATGACATCATTGTACTTGGTAATAGTGTTGCAAAACATGTATAT